CGATGATAGACCTATTGTTCAGACGTGGAAAGAACATCTCCATTGCGACAAAGTGTTTAAGAAAGAACCTTATTATTATTTTTGTGAAGAAGTTACGGATGTAGAGTGGGAAGATATTTAACAATTTCTTAACATAGGGGGCTTGGTTAAGTCCCCTATTTTTCGTATATTGTACCTGTATTAATAATTAAAAAATAACACATATGAATTTAGGTTACGCATGTATCAACATGACATTGGGTAAACAGAAACCCAAAATTACTACCAACCGTAGTATGATTAAAAAAACCTTTTTAGAGAAAGGTATTCCTTATGCATCTGAGCTAGGGATTCAAAACGCAAGAGATTTAGTAGAGATTATTAAATGGAATCATCAGAATGATATTAACTTCTTTAGGGTTAGTTCTGATATGTTTCCTTGGTCATCTGAATATGAGTTTGAAGATATGCCACATTACAATCGGATATCTAATCTATTAGCAGGTGCTGGACATCTTGCTACCAAATACAATCAACGTATCACATCACATCCTGGTCCATTTAATGTATTGGTATCACCACGTCAACACGTAGTAGATAACACCATATCAGAGTTAACTAGACATGGTAAGGTATTCGACATGATGGGATTGAGTAGAACTCCTTACAACAAACTTAATATACATTGTAATGGTGTGTATGGTGATAAGATATCTGCTATGGATAGATTCTGTAAGAACTTTGAGAGATTACCTGAATCGGTTCAGACTCGTTTGACTGTAGAGAATGATGATAAGGCATCTATGTACTCAGTAAAAGATTTAATGTACATACATGAACGTATTGGTATTCCTATTGTATTCGATTACCATCACCACAAATTTTGTACTGGAGATTTATCAGAGGAAGAAGCTCTCAAACTTGCAGTATCTACTTGGGGTGATATCAAACCTGTAGTTCATTATTCAGAATCCAAAGCATTGAATGAGAATCTTAATGTAAAGCCACAAGCTCATTCAGATTACATCAAAGAAATTCCTAATACTTATGGATTAGATGTAGATATTATGGTAGAAGCTAAAGCTAAAGAGTTAACCATTTTAGAATACATTCAGGCGAAAGCATAGTATGGTCGTTTGCTTGTTTTAGTATTAATTATTATTATTTTAATACTTATTGTTATAGGTTATTAGGTTGTCTAACAAGCTAATTACTTATTACTTATTAATAATAGTTGTAAATAAATACAGAACTCGAAGTTAATAAAACTAATTTTAAGGAAAAAATATGAAAATTGTTAAAAACTTTTTTTCTAAGAAGAATGGATTTGGATTTCTGATGATATTCTCAACATTATCTCTAGCAGGTACAGCTGCATACTATTCAGTATTTGGATTAAGTTCTTTATTCGCTGGTGCTAAGACTGAAGTTATCATAATGGCTTCAGCATTAGAGTTAGCTAAATTGGTTGTAGCATCATACCTACATAACCATTGGAGTAAGCTTGGTTGGATTTTAAAATCATATCTTACATTAGGTGTAGGTATCTTAATGATAATAACCTCAGCAGGTATATATGGATTCTTAACATCAGCATATCAAACTACTGCCGACCAATTAACCATTATAGATAAACAAACCAAAGTGGTTGAAATGAAAAGAGAACGTTTCTCTGAATCATTGGATGGTTATAGGATTGAACGAACTCAGTTGAACTCATCTATTACAGAACTTACTAAAGGGTTATCTAATAACACCATACAGTACAAAGATAAAGAGACTGGTGAGATTATAACAACTACATCCTCTTCAACAAGAAGAGTTCTTACATCTCAGTTAAATGATATGAAAGAACAACGTAATGGTGTATCAGTTAAGATGGAAGCTTTAACCGATTCAATTACTAAGTTAGATTTAAAAGTATTGGATATGGAATCCAATAATGAAGTAGCTGCAGAGATTGGACCACTACGATATATGGCTGAGATTACAAACAAACCAATGGCTACTATTGTAAATTGGTTTACTCTAATGATTGTATGTGTATTCGACCCATTAGCAATTGCTATGGTACTTGCTGTAAATAAATTCATCGGTAGAAAAGAAGAAGATGAAGTTGTTGTTAAGAAAGAACCTGTGATTAAACACGCTTATGTTGAGAATGATGAGAGAATGAATATCATAGGTCAGAATGGAAATGATGGTGAACATTATAGTGAAGTAGAAGAAATGATAAAGAAGAACGAAGAGATATTGGCTACTAAAAAAGTAGAACCAGAAAAACCAAAGAAGAAAATATATGGTGGATTCTCAAAACCATATTCGGATGGAAACGTGGCAAACGAAACCGATAATGAAGATATAAAAACTTATTAAAATAAATTTGGTATTGTAAAAATATTTTTGTATATTTACATAAGTTTAACAATAAAATAGTTACAAAAGCATATGAGCGATTTATATAATGACGGTAGAACAACAACTACTGGTGGTGAAATACAACCATCTTATGATGTAAAAGCACCATCCGAAAGAGATAAACACTTTCAGGAGTTTAGAGAATTTGATTACGGATTAGATATTGATTCAAACATCATCTTAGTACAAGATGAGATATCGCAAGGTATGGTGTTCGATACAATATCTAAAGTTAGATTATTGAGAAAGATAAACAAAGATTTAAAATCAGTAACTATCTTACTAAATTCACCAGGTGGTGATGTAGTAGAAACATTAGCACTAATAGATTACATTAGAACTATAAAAGAAAATGAAGGAATCGATACGAACATTGTTTGTAGAGGTTCAGCTATGAGTGCAGCGGCACTTCTTTTAACCGCAGGAACAGGTCTTAGAGCAGCATCTAAACATTCTAAGATTATGGTTCACCAACTTTCAACATTCAATATGGGTAAATTAGAAGATGTTAAATCCAACGCTAAGTTCGCAGAACAATTAGAAGAGGATTGTAATAACATTATGGCTGAATGTACAAAGAAAGATAAAGAGTTTTGGAAAGAGAATCAGAGAACTGATTACTTCTTATCAGCAGGAGATGCATTAGAATTAGGAATTATTGATAAAATTATATAAGTTATGGAATACAATTATAGACCCTTAGGGGATAGAGTAGTAGTAGAGATACTCAAAAGAAACGATGAAAAAACTAAAGGTGGTTTATACAAACCATCAGGTTCAGAAACTACAATGATGGGTACAGTAGTAGCCGTTGGTAGTGGATTATTTACTCATTCGGGTGAGATTATCCCTATGAGTACAAAGGTGGGTGATACAGTTCTATTAGATGGAACTGGATTCAAACACAAAAATGGTGGTAAAACATATCACATTTATAGAGAAAGTGAATTCTTATCTATATTAGATGAAGCGTAAGTGTCTGATAATCAATCAGTTACACTATCACTATCATCACAACACATTGATAATCAATTAGTTAACAAATAAAAAATAAATTATGATACACATTTTAGATGAAACCAAAATAGCAGATAACTACGAAAAGTTTAGAAAGCTAATCAACCAAACATTTACAGGCGAAAGATTAGAATCGCTTAATAAGATGTACGATGCTCTTGAAGATAGAATCGTACTAACCCCAGCATCATCAATGGAACATTTCCACAACTCATTTGCTGGTGGGTATATCGACCACGTTCTTAGAGTTACGAGAAACGCAGTTAAACTATACGACTTGTATAGTGAGTTAGGTATTGGGTTAGGAGAGTTTACAAAAGAAAACGTAATCTTCTCAGCACTTCACCACGATTTAGGTAAGGTTGGTAGTTTAGATGAGAACTGGTATTTACCAAATGACTCTCAATGGCATATTGAGAATCAAGGTAAAATATACAAAGCAAATCCAGATATGAATTTTATGAATATGACTGGAAGAACGTTTTGGTTGTTAAATCAGTTTGGGGTTAAAGTAGAAGAGGGTGAGTGGATTGCAATTCAACTTACAGATGGATTGTACGATGAAGCTAATAAAGAATATTACATATCGTATGACCCAAACAAAGCTCTTAAATCATCATTCCCATTTTTGATGCACCAAGCTGATATTATGGCTACTAGATTTGAGTGGGAAAGATGGAAGAAATTAAAAGATGGTTCTATTACTACAAAAAATAAAGGTGGTAGACCTACAACTAAAAAGAAATTAGAAAACGTAACAATGCCAGAGAAGCTTGATTTCAAATCTATCTTTGGTGATGTAGAAGAATCTTAATATGGAAATATTACAACAAATAATTTTACCATTATTAATAATATCAATCTTACTTTATATAGTATGGAATTTACTTCGTAAGGTTGAGAAGTTAGAAGATGGTATAGAAGAATCTGATAAACTAATTGAATCAGCAGCCGAATCAGTTGATAAGGCATTGGCTCGAATGAGAGAGATAGATAGAGTTGGTTCGTTTGAAGCAGATGATGAAAGTGGTTTTATTTTTGAAGAGATACAAGCCGCATTAGATAAACTAAACAATGAAATAAACAAGAATGCCTAAAAAAAGAAGAAAAAGGAGTAAAAGATATTTTACTAAGATTACAGAGATAGCTATAAATGCATATAATGGATGTGATGATAACGCACTGAAAAATAAAATTTATAACAGATTCATTCACTACCCATTTGATAAGTTATCAGAAAATGTAATTCATACCTACAAAACATATTACTTCGATGTACCTTATGAAGATGTAAAGGCGAGTGTAGTAGCTTTCCTAAATGAAAAGATTCATAAGTTCAATGGAGAGAATGGTAGGGCTTTTTCTTACTTTACAGTTGTAGCACGAAACTATTTATTTAATGAGAACAATGCTAACTATGCTAGAATGAAATCTAAAACAGAAGTAAAGTATATTGATAGTTCTCGTAATATAACAAATGAGGTTATAGACCTCAACAACAAAGAAGCAAAATCAGATTTTATAGACCATTTTACAAAATATATAGATTATCATTTATATACTTTGTTCTTAAAAGATAGAGATAGAGCTATAGCAGATTCAATAAATGAACTATTTAAGAATAGATTAGACCTTTATTCGTACAATAAGAAAGCACTTTACATACTTATTAGAGAAAGAACTGGTGTTCATACTCAATATATTACTAAAGTAGTTGGTAAGTTAAAAGGTATTTACGCAGAATTATATATGGAATATAACAGAACAGGTCATCTTTCTGTTAGATATAAATTAAAGGATAGTAATGGATAAAGATACTGAATTATTTAAAGGAAAAACATTTTCTGATATCATGTCTGATGTTTATAACAATTCGAAAAAGAAGGATAGACAATTGAAACTTCTCATCGCTCAGTTAGAACCATTAGTTAAGAATCTACAGGATGCTACAGTGATTGTTCCTTTGATTAAAGAGTATATGGAAGTGTCAATCAAAAATGATGACCAGATTGTTAAGTTAGCCGCAATCGTACAAAGAATGATGAAAGATGCTAACTCAGGTGATGATGGTGGGTTTGGATTAACTGATGATGAAAAGAAACAGTTGATGGCAAACGCAGAAGCTATTGATAAAGAAATAGAAGCACTTGATAAGATTGAGGGAGATGAATAATGAGTTCATTTAAAATTGGTACAGTTCAAAGAATCAACCTTAAAGATGATGATGTAAATGAATTGTTTAGTATTGAGATATTAACATCACAAGGGCAAGGGCAATTTGAAAAATGCTATCCTACTGATAGTAATATAAAAAGAATCCCACTAATCGGTGAATCCGTATTAGTGTTTGCTGGTTTAGGTCCTGAAGCAAGTGGTGGTAGTAGAAGAGCTAAACAATATTATTTTGCACCAACATCGGTACAACTCAATGTACATAATAACGCATTACCAAAAGGTTCTATAACCCAAAATACTAAAAGTGTTGGGGCATCGATAGCAGCAACATCTGCAGGAAATCCAAATACATCTGGTGGTTCTGAAGAAGCTAATTTGGGTGAAGGGTTTACTGAAAGAACTGATATAGGTTCACTACAACCATTTATTGGAGATGTAATGTTTGAAGGTAGATTCGGACATTCTCTAAGATTTGGATACACTCCATCAGGTGCTGAAACAACACAACAACCAACTTGGAGTTCATCTACGGATAACGACCCAATTACTATTTTAGCAAATGGTAGAAAAAGTCCAGGTGAATATAATAAATTTATTATAGAAACTATTGATGATGATTTATCATCTATATACTTAACCTCATCACAAAAACTACAACTTAAAACCGCTCAATCAAATTTAGGTAGTGGAGTAAAATCACAATCTTCATACAAAGACCCATCGGTAGTAATTACATCAGATAGAATATTACTAAACTCAAGAACTGAAAATGTTATATTAACATCTAAGAAAGATATAATAAATGCAACGCCAGGTTGGGCTATGGAAATGGATAAGTTCTTTACATTAGTAGAGAAGTTAGCACAAGAGTTAACAGATTTAACATCAGCTAAATCAACCTATGCAACTGGAGTTGGACCTACTGGACCTGCTACTAATGCTGGTAAGGTGGCATCCATACTTAGTGATATACAGGCGATGAAACAATAAAAGGAAACAATTATGCCAGCAGTTTGGCCAGGATTCATATCAACAGTAGGAAGTTTTTTAGATGATAAATCTGAAAAGACTCATACTGATACCGCTGAAAAGATTTCATCGGAATATCATAAAGCAGTAAAAACTGCTATGACATCACTTCATGCAAATATGGTATTATCGCAACCAGCATATACTCCAATCAAAGGTGCAATAAAACAATGCTTAGATGATATTAGAGAATCCGAAGGTGTTGCAAAGATATATCATTTTACAAATTGGGCAAACACAACCTCTGCATATTGGTTATCTGTAATAATGTCCCCAACTCCATTTCACCCAATCAATATGGGATTATCAACTGGAACGGCGGGGATACCTGCTCCTATAAGTCATATAATAAATAATGGTGGAGTTATACCAGCATTACAAAATGATTTGTTAACGGCATTCACACATCCACCAGCACCAGCATTGTATGGTGTTCCATTTGCAACTAAATTAGCAACGGCATTTACAAATCACTTAACAACAGTAGGTGGATTACAGACAGAATTTGTAACAGGTGGTTCACCTGCAACCCCAGTTCCAGTAGGACCTGTGCCACAAGTATGGGTTGGACTAGTATAAAAAGAAAGTTTTTAATATTTATATATAAAGTAGAAAATTATGAAGGCAAAGCAATTAGCACAATTAGTAGAAGTAATCGTAAGAAAGGTAGTTAGAGAAGAACTAAAACCTATTATTGCGGAAGTTAAAAATGCTTCTAAACCAATTATAAAAGAAACGAAGTCTAAACCAAAAAGGATAGTTGAAACAGACCCGTTAGATATTGATATGAGAACTATTTTATCAATGGAAGAAAATAAAAAAACACCCCAAGCAAAAACGTTTACAAAGAATTCAATGTTAAATGAGATGTTGAATGAAACAATGCAAGATGGTGAGTGGAGAAATATGGATGCTCAGTTTGGTTCTAATCAAGCACAAGCATGGAGTGGTAGAGAAACTACTACAGTAGCACCAACACAAGATATCGATGGTAGACCTGTTGATACATCTAACCCTGAAGTGGCTAATGTGATGGGTGCTATAACAAAAGATTATTCTCAATTGATGAAAGCAATTGATAAGAAAAAGGGAAAATAATTAAATGGCTAAACCAAGAAAAGAATATTTCTACAATCCAATAGATTTTGAAAAAGATGTTGCTGTTGGGATTAAACTACCATTCTCTAAGAATAGTGGTTTATTCTCTCTTTCATATTCAACTGAAGAACAGGCGATATCTAATTTAAAGAATCTATTATTGACTAGAAAAGGTGAAAGAGTATTTCAACCTACATTCGGTTCTCAAATTTATGCTTTACTATTTGAACCAATTTCATTAGATTTAAAACAAAAAATGGAAGATGGTATATTAGTAGATATAAATTTCTGGTTACCTTATATAATTATTGATGAAGTTGTAGTTACGCCTGATGAAGATAGAAATCACGTTGGTATCACATTAAACTTTAGAGTTACAGAGCAAGGTGCTAACCAACAAATAATATTATTTGTAGATTCCGCTGGAACTGCAACAATAGAATAGGAACTTATGGCAAAAGCAAACAAATCAGATTTAGTCCAAAAGGATGTTAAACTCATTGGAAAGGATTTCGGAGAGTTAAGAAAAAACTTAATTGATTTTTCTAAAACTTATTTCCCAAATACTTTTAATGACTTTAATGAATCCTCACCGGGTATGATGTTCATTGAGATGGCATCTTATGTAGGTGATGTGCTATCCTTTTATACAGATACTCAATTAAGAGAATCTTTATTATCCAACGCAGAAGAGAAAGTAAACCTTTTCAATCTAGCAGCAGTACATGGGTACAAACCAAAAAATGTAGTACCAGCATCAGTTGAGTTGGATGTATTTCAAATATTACCAGCCAAAGGTAGTGGTGATGATGTAAGACCTGATTATGATTACGCATTGAAAGTTGCAAGTGGAATGATAGTCAGTTCTGATTCTAATAGTGATGTAGAATTTTCATCAAACTTCGATGTGGATTTTGCAGCATCATCTTCATTCAACCCTACAGATGTATCGGTGTATCAAATCGATGAAAACACCAACGAACCTATCTATTATTTATTAAAGAAATCTGTTAAGGCATCAAGTGGTAAAGTAAAAAAACAACAATATGTATTTACATCACCTAAGATATATGATAAGATACGAATCTCTGATGCTAATATTATTAAAATAAAATCCGTAATGGATGATGATGGAGATAGTTGGACTGAAGTTCCATATCTTGCTCAAGATACTGT